ATTCTCATAAGACCAAGCAACCAAAGTAAGTATATCAGTAGCCAAATCCTCTGGAATAGTGCTGAATCCGCACTGATACTTTATGACATATACTCCTGCCGTATAAACCCAAATCTTACCGCCTATCACCTCAAAGTCAGTATTTTTGGTTAATACTTCGTAAGTATTCATACCCGTCTTAATCTTAACCTCATCAACACAAAGCAATGGCCCATAAGGCACATCAAGCATCCAAAAGCCTTGGCTTTGTGGTGTAAGTTCAACATTTATCCTTACTGACTTGTTGACCAAAGAACAACCAGTAAGCTTCTCAATATGCACTCTTGCACCATTAAGCAAGTCACCAATAAGCACATCATCGGTGTCATAATTAGTTATACGCAACCAATTCTTAGCATCAGTAAGACTAACGGGTTCTACAACCGCGTCAGCTAATATTGTTATGCCGTCTATATATGTCATCTTTAATTATATTTATTAACACTTTCTCTGAACCAGGATTCAAACTCATCAAGCGTTTTTCTTGTGTCAAACTCTCTTGATCTCGCTTTGGCTTTTCTTGATGCCCATGAATAGGCTTTTTTGTCATCCAACTTTGTAATCGCTTCAACCCAGTCTTTAACATTGTTCCTATCTTTAATATAAATCCCTGCCTTGTCACAATTCTCTTTCAACCCAGGTGTATCAGTACAAATTACCGGAATACCACTACACATCGCCTCTGTTGCTGTCCTTCCCCAACTCTCATACTTTGATGGCATGAGCAGTATCCTTGTCTTAGCGTAGTATTGCCTAATATTAGGCGAATTAGGCACATAAGTTACATTTGGTAGGCTTTGAGTTATTTGTTCATCGTATGATCCCAAAACGCCTAAAAATGACTTGTGTGGCATCGCCCTTGCAATCTCGCCAAATATCTTACCGCCTTTGTTTTCGTTTAAGTTTATTAAAGTGATATATTCCGACTTCTCAGGCTCATTCTTCAAATCATAGTAATTGTAGTCAACTGGCGGAGTCACTATAAAATTACTAAATTTATAATTCAAAAGTTCTTTTAACCATAAAGAATTGTATATTATGTGCTGTTTTTTCTCCGCATCAATAATCTCTGGGTAAGGATGACTATTGTGGATAAGATGAAAAACAGGCTTTTTATACATCTTTGCTGTATGAATTGTCCATCTTGTGTAGTCCAAATGGGTAAAAATAGCATGACCCCACCTAAATAGACCCTCTATCACAGTTGGCGTTGGAGGAAAAACATCAATGCCATCAAATACATAATTGTTCCTAATCTTGTACCTATTGGCATCGTGCAAAAGTATCCTCACATGATGGCCTTTAGATTGTAGGTCTTTTAGCATAAAGTGAAGCATCCACTCTGCACCGCAGTTATGCTCAGGAGGGTAAAGATGGACTGAAGCTACAATGTTCATAGTTAAATTAGTTTAGCTGCCGAATCATCAAATATTCTTGTATAATCGGCAAAGTGACCCCATAAATCGCTTTCGTGTGGTCTCTGCCACGCAATCATAGGTTTAATAATATAGGTATTCCCTCTTGGGTGTATGAATGTCTTTAACCAATCATCAAACATTATGTTCGTGTCAGTATATCCTTTGCATAATTCTTTTGGGTTATTGTACATCACAGCGTGTGTTGTCCATGCCCCAAATGTCTTGTAAAGATTCTCACTATACTTCTCAATAGGAGCAATCAAATTTGCCCCAAGGTAACACAATTCCCAATCACTTGGTAATTGAGATACAGCCTCCTCAAAGTGAGTAAAATCCCTTATTTCAACATCATCTTCAAAGAGCAATAGTACACCATTTGTACTATTCATTATCTTTTGCATTGATAGGTTAAAAGATGTCTTTGAGTTTTCATGTGGAACAGCATAAACAACCTCACCACTCAATGAGTTTCGATGCATCTCTTTCAATGCACCATAAAGCATTTTTGAGTTATTAGTAGATAGTATTTTTACTTCCATAGTCCAAAGTTAAAAAAAAGGGGCGATAAGAATACCGCCCCCCAAAATATACACTTTAAAAAAACAACCTACTTAGATAGCACCGTAAACTGCTGCGGTTGGTTGGAACTGAAGGAGTTCGCAACGAGCCTCGCAACGGAATGTCAAGAGATTCTTGATAAAGTCATCTTGATCAAACTCTGTGCTACGAACATTCAGACCAGATTGTTGTGCAATTGCATACTTGGTAGTATCCATTACATACATCTTAGAAGCTGTAACCAAAGAATGAGGGATAACAGGGATACCAACGATTCTTACATTACCATTGTTGTCGATAACCATTCCACCAGGTACAGAGTAGTCAGAAGGCTTGGTTTTCAACAGACCAGCCCAACCAGCGTGTGTAGTCAAGGCAAGGTTTGGAGTCCAGTTCAAAGCACCCAACTGAGCAACATAATCAATGAACTTCTCGGCTGTGTTAGCACCAGAAGAAACACCAGCAGTTGCAGAAGATGCAATAGCATTCAGATAATAAGTATCTTCTGCCTTTTGGAAATCTTCAATCAAAGACTGCTGAAGGTATGCTTGCAAGAATGGCAAGTCATCAATCATCTGACGGCTAACTTTAGCGTAACCAGCGATGAAAGACAAAGCTGTGTTTACAACTGTTACATCGTAATCAACTTGAGGCTTATCAGAACCTTCAGTTTGCTTACCGAAAGAACCTTCACCTACTGGAGTGTTACCGCGTGGGAAAGAAACAGAACCGGTAGAAACAGGGATGATGTTGAATACAGAACGCAAGTGAGGGTTAACATAAGACCTCATGTAAGCGTTGTCAACATAAGAGGTATAAACAGAACCAGTCAGGTTAGTACCGATGGTCATTGTTTGTACAGCCTTAGCATCCATCTCATAGATGAAACCTTTACCATTTCCACGAGCAGCAGATTTGATGTCGCTCCAACCTTTCTCGATTGCAGAACCAATCTCGTTCTTAATGTTCATGATATGCTCACCATAAGAAGTTGCAACTTTTGCACTTTCTTTAGCTTGCAATTTGCCAAAAGATGCTTTAGCCTCAAGAACTTCGTTCCTTGCTTCATCAGCAGTCTTGTTAGCCTTAACCAATTGCTCATTGATTTGCTCAATCCTTGATTCGAAAGCCTTTGCAGCCTTCTCGGTGTTGGCAGCAACTTCTGCCTTCTGCTCAGCCAATTTGGCTTCAAGAGCAGATTCAAACTTTTTTAAATCTTCCATTTTAATTTTACTTTAGAATTTATTCAAAATTGATATTAGTGATTGCTCAAGCTCCTCGTTATTCTTTTGCTGCACAGGTGTATTTTCAACTGCCTGTGTGCTACTCGCCTTTTCAATCGCTTGCGCCAATTGCCTAACTTTAATTAGGCATAGTTCAATTGTTTCATCAGTTACATCGCTGTTTCTGATAAACTTCTCAAATGTCTTAATTTGTTCTTGTATCTTAGCAGATTCATCCAAACTTTTTATCCCCAAAATTGGTGTATATTCATTTGCACCCCAAGCAGTAAGGCTTGAACCTTCAAAAAGCATCACCTCGTGTATCTCATTTGCCTCTGCTGCCTTTTGCTCTCTCAGAATCCTAAATCCTATTGAATGCTCACCAATCAACCCACTCTCAACCATTTTGATAAAGTCTTGACCAAGCCTATGCGTTCCAACTTGTGAACGATAGAACAAGCCATAGCCATCTTCTTTCAGCTCAAGTATCTTACCGAGTGGTTGGCTTGGGTCGTGGTTCAACAAGTGCTTTACCCTTCCTTTTGCCTCTGGCCCCCAATCTTGGATTGAACGCTTGAACGCACCTGGCATCATAATATCACCATCAGAGTCAACCATTCCGAATGCAGAGAAATAACCGCTTACTTCGCCCTTCTTTGAGTCAACATCTTTTACGTTGGCCTCAAATGATTTGTAATTGTATATCATACTTTTTTTATTGTCAATTTGATTTAATTTCCTAATTGCCCACTCAATGCCTGCGTCTCCACCCCATGCATCCCACATGATGCCACCACAACCCTCTGAGTATGGTACATCTTTGTATTGCTGATGCCTTTTGAAAGATGCCATTCTCGCGATGGTATCTCTGCTTATTCTTTCCCTACTTGCCAATTGATTTGCTCTTGTCCAACCGACAGGAGTTCCGCAATCGCTACCATTCTCCTCTTTATACTTCAACGCTCTTTTTGCGTTGTTGGTTGCTGCTTCTGGGTAGTCGTTGTAAGTTTCTTCTTTAGTGTTTTTACTTTCTCCATTCTCATCTTCTTCTTCAGCAAGATATGCAACATAAGCACGCTCAGCACTTGCTCTTGATCTGTACATACACTTACCATCTCCTATCCTAAATGTTCCGTCACCGCAACTATATATCGGCATAATTACTGTTTTAAAATTAATCTACCATTGGCATCCCTCTTTGGAATAAATCCAACGGTACACCTACAATTTATAGTAAATCCTTTAGGACTCTTTGGGTCGCCAGGTATCTCAGCGATAACCGGTCTGCCAAGTTTATCCCTACTGGTGAAGTTCTCATTAAATGCAACTATCTGCCCATCCATATCCCAATGATCGTAGTAATCTTTTGGAATCCTCCTCGTTCTGCTATCCCTTGTCGCAATCCAAATCTTGTCAACCACAAAGTCATGCTTGCTTGCCCCAACAAACGCAGCATAGTTGCTTGCCCTCATCACCTCAGTCCTCGCTATCCTTGTTGCCCTCATCTTGGCATAACCAAGTTCCTCATCCTCCAATATCATCTCAGCAATCTGGTCACTACTCAACCCTTGTGCAATACCAAGTGAGATGATAGTATCAATTTTCATCTTAGTAGTATTGGTCATGTTGGCAACCAATTGCAATCCAAATTTAGTTAAAAAAGCAAGCATCTCATTAATCCAATCTAAATTTAAACCAAAAGGATTGCTCGCCTTTCTGCTCATTATACCAACAGCCCTATAACTCGCATTGCCAAATAGTATCGCAGCCTCTTTGTAAAGTGCTTGCATGATAGTAAATATCTCCTCGTTCCACACATAAGTACCCATCATGCTCCTTGTAGCCTCTGGGCCGTTTTTCTTCAACATGACAATAAACTTCTTCAAGTCTTTGTCAATCGCGTTGGCAAAAAGAGCAATATACTTGGCATCAAGTTGGTTTCTCAACCTCTCCACTTTCAACCAATATTGCTCTCGCTGCTTCGCGTTCATCTTCGAGTCTTTTTTTATGCCACAACCGAAGTCGTGTCATCATCATTTGTTCAGTTCGGCATTTCCTCTCCGACACCGTCTTGGGATGCAGAGTCATCACCATTGACCATATCATCTCGTCCGTTGTCGTTGCTGTTATCATCATCTTCTGGTTGAGTCATAACCATACCTGGTACTGTCAAGTCCATTCCAACTTGATCAAGCCTTACAAGCCCACCATTCACATAACTATACTCATAAGCACCTTCCTTCTCAGAGTAGTTCATCGCTACGCGCTTCTCATCAAATGTCAACCAGTTTGCATCACGAAGTGATCTTGTCATTCTCTCCATGTCTTGTTGCATCTCTGGCAACGCAGTAATGTCAAAGTCAATGTACAAGTCCTCTCCGTACATTGGAACTAACCACTTGTTCAACTCATCGCGCAACTGACACAACTTTGGTACAATCGTGTTGGTAACAAGGTCGCGCATTGCGTTCTGGTAGTTATTGTAGCTTGATGTGTCTGTGTCAAACAACACAGCAGGCAAACCGAACACCCTACACCATTGGTGCATTGACATCTGCATTGTCTTAACAAGTTCCATGTCAACACTACTCAAACCAAAGTTAAGATAATCCCAAGGTGTCTGCAATACATCAATCCTACCTTTGTTTTGTGTACCATTCACATCATCGTTTAGTTTCCTCTTGATGATGTTGGCTTGCTCAAGTGATGGCTGTGCTGAGATTGAACCTACTACCTTTGGCGTTAGTGCGCCTTTTGCTCCACCATTGAACGCCATCATCGCAGATGCATCAGCAGCAGCATTGCTCATGCGCAGAGTCTTGTAAGATGCACGAAGTGGTGACAAACCGCGAAGGTGAGTCCTTGTGCTTGCATTAAAATCTGGATTCCATGTTTTCCAATGACATACTCTGTTCTTCTCTATGTCAATGCCTTGGTCAACCATTAGTTTGTATCCAAGGATGCCATACAGGTCATTTGGGTCAGGGTAGATGTCAAGGAACTGCGTTGGCAGAACGAACATCTCCAATACCTTACTACCGCTTATTCCGGTGTTGCCATAAATGTTCCCCTCACCGCTGAGGAAGTGGTAACCAATTAGGTTCTCAAGAAATTGATCCTGCGCTTGAGATGGGTTAGGTCTTTCCAATAGTTTGGCGAGTGGGCCATCCATCACAATATTTTCGCTGTATGCATTTTTCCTTGCAAGAATAGCTTGCTCGTATGCACCTTGACCAGCTTGCAAGCCACGAGAGAGTTGCTTGTAACGCATGAGTGATGTCCTTGCTTTTTCGCCGTTGTTCAAGCGATACACATACCAAGGAATGCTCGCCGACTTTCGTGCAAGAAAGCTGACAATGGCATACACATCAGCATTGCCGAGGTAGCCATCCTTCACATAAGACTCTTGATTGTAGGTTTGTAAAACAGAATAATTTATACCTTGAAATGAAGGAGGAACGTTTTGGTTCGGATTCAACCCCTTCTTCTTAAAAATATCAAATAGACCCATTTTTATTTATATTGCCCCCCAAGTTATCTTAGGGATTGTTAACTTACTAAAAATGCTATAACGCAAGGCATCAAGTATGTGGTCACCAAACTTTACAGGTGAATCAAGTTTATTGCCATTTCTATCGGTTTTCCACCGATAATTTTTCAATTCCTTTAGTAAATTTACACTATCTTGCTGAATAAACAAGGGAGTGCCTTTTATAGTCCTAATTCCTTCGGTCACATCTTTATTTGCGTGCTTGGCATTAAACCCATTTCTCACCAACTCCTCAATGGTCTTTGGCTCGGCTGCATCGCAAAATATCTCATCGTTGGGGTCAATATTAAGAACCTTTAGCCTATCTACCAAATCATTTGTGGTCAACCTTGTTTCGTAGAGCAATTCCTGGGCATAAGCAGCACCCTCAACGAACATGACCTTGACCAATGCACTCGGAACATTAAACCCAAAGTCAAGACCATACACTACCTCTCCATCCTCAGGCATATGCTCTGTTGTCTTGTAGTGAGTGTATATCAAGTCCTGACTCAATCCACGTTCACCAAGTCCATAAATCTGCCAGTAGTTAGGGTCAGCATCCTTTAGCCTTTCCAATTCGTCAACCAGTTCTTTAGGGAGGAATGGGTTGTCGCGGAAGGTAGTGATGTTAAAGTCAGCATCATCCCTTGGAATCACAGAGTCATAAATCCAACTCGCCACATCAGAAGGATTGTAGTCAATCACTATCTTACCCTCAGTCCTCATGATTAATTGCATCCAAGCCTCGTAACTCAGTTCATTTGCCTCATTGCAGAATAAGTACGTTCTTGCCCTACCCCTAATCTTTTGAGGTTGGTCGGCACTCACAAACTCAATTGTATTACCATTAAGGCTGTATATCTGCTCAGTCTTGTTGTGGTTGTCCTCTGAGTAAATGTTTAGCTTAGTAAGTATGTCCACAAAGTCTCTGAGAACAGAACCCTTAATCGATGGGAGTGATTGACGGACAATAGTGAGAGTCTTGTTGTTTTCTTGAAGGAGTTTTACAATGAACCAAATAAGAATGTTGTATGTCTTGCCTGACCTTGATCCGCCCTGCATGACCGAAATGCGTTTGTCACTTTCATTGAGGATTTCGTAGATTTTGTTAGTTTGAAGGGTGGCGTTCATTTCCTAGAGTTTAATTTGAGTAGTAGTTTGGTCATGGATGAGTCAACCAAAGGTAAGTCTAAAAAATAAAAAAAAATTTGGTTTGCAGTTTGCGATTTGAAAAGTAGAGGTGAAAAGGGTGTCATCGTATATAGTAATGATATGAAGGTTGGTTTGGGTGCTACCAGAAATAGTTCTGTATATGGCCGGTTCGCAAAAGTAATTTCTTTAAGTTCCCCCCATCGTATGGCGGCCCATCCCGTCAACCATAGATAAAATAGGTTAAAAGTCGGTGAGTATATAACTAATATTATGTTAAGTAGAGCGATAAATACATATGTATCAATACATTATAAATATAGATAGTTATAATGTATAGTTATTCTGCCTTATTGTCATCTATTTGTACTGTCCTATTATCTTGCAGTAATATATTGGGCTTGATTATCTCGATAGCGATCTGATTGAGGTTACCCTCGATCTTTGATTCAATCTTTTGGGTTGGCAGGCCAATATAGTAGGCGCAAAAGAGCTGTATTGCTTTCATGTCTCCCTCTTTGATCTTCTCATGTAGCTTTGCAAATGCAGTGGTAGCCATTGGATGGAGCTTCTCAATTATCTGATCTTCTTCCATCCGTTTGGGCCTACCTGCGTTTTTTCTTGCCCCGCCCCAATTGCGTTTCTCAATTAACTTGTCTAGCTTTTCGTTTGTCATAGTTGAATTATCTTGAATAAAGATATGCGAGTTTGTATTGATATTCAATTAGTCTACTAATTTAGTGGGCTTATCTTGATCCCTTTCCTTCTGCTGAATTATTTCCATGTTATGGGTAAATCCTTT